ATTTTCATCAACAGGAGCAACATCAGTTTTAAGTTCTAAAGTATATTTATCAGGAGATTCTGGTCTGCCTAATTTATTATATACTTCATTCCACTGTTCATCTGTTGCAGACTTTCCTGGAAGAGGAATCTTATCAGTTCCAATCATAGATACTGCATTGATGTAGCTTTTAGCTAGTGCATCTAATTCAGTAAATTTTTCTATGTTTGGATTTGATCTGTACTCTTGTGAGATTGCTTCTTTCCAAGTCTTACCAGAAAGTGGTTGAGTTGGTTGTTGTGTTGAGCTTAGTATTGGTGTTGCTGTTGCGGTTGTTTGTGTTGTTGTTTCAGTTGCAACAGGCTGAGTTACCTCAGTTGTCTGTATTTGTTCTGACATTTATTTTCCTTTTAGTTTATCATTAAGCAGCATGTTTTTAATAAATAGAAGAACGCTGCGTTGTCCCTCCATATATGCACTTTCATGACTATCCCCTCTTACGTTAGTGGTAGTATTATAGTGGCATCTCTTTTCTAAATCTTGCATGACTTGTTTGCCATGATCAGATTCAAAAACTATTTTATATACTTCTTTTAATTTATTTATTTGGTCTTCCATTTATTTTCCTTTCTGTTGTTATTCTGATCTAACGAGTGCTTGTGCCTCCTCAGGTAATGCTTTTGCTAGTGGAGCTATTTGACCACCTGCTTGTGCAATTTGTTGTAACTGTTGCATTTGCATTTGTTGATCTGCTTGTTGTTGTTTCTGTTGTCTTATCGCATTAACTTCTGATTTAGAGTTTAATACTTTAGCAGGAACTCCAACAATATCAGCTAAGTGTGTAACTAGATTATCAATATTAATATGATCAAATACTGGAGATACTTGTGCAAGTGATCCAAATATTTCTATTGCTCTCATAATAGATTGAAGTTCTGAAGCTCTTTGTGCTTTAGCTAAAGGTGATACATATTCAATTTGAATATCTTGACCAGCTAAAAATTCTGGTGCTGGTTTAAATAATTTCTTTCTAAGTAGAATAGCAAATGTTCTATCAATCATTGGTCTTAGTAATTCCGACTGCAGTCTTCCAAGAACTGGACCAAGTAATCTCATCTTCTCTTCGTTACGTTGTACAACTTCTGTTGCAGTCATTTGTGGACCATTCTGCATCATTAATTGATTTACATAGAAAGCATCTCTAATTGCATTTCTTCTTTGCTCTTCCATGTTTAAACCTAATGGATTATTTGCACCAATGTTTAATGGTTCAATTCTATCTCTAGTACCTGCTCTATAAAAATTTAATCCACCTGGTACTGTTCTTACTGGTAATATAAATCCATCATCAGGAACTAATAGTGGAGGATCAACTTGTTTTTGTGCAGCTTTAATAGTTGTCTTAGACATTTCATTTAACATCTTAACATCTGGCAATGCAGTCATTGCTGGAGATCTTCCATAGATTTCAAATGATGCTTTTAAATAACGTGGTACAACGTATGGGAATTCATTAAATCCTGATTGAGATATTTCGTGTTTATTATCTGGTTCAATATAGCAAGAAGCAAATGGCATGTTCTTGTTATCTTTTTTTCTAGGATCGTAATTTTCTCTTGGATATACAACGTGAAGAATTGTAATTTCTTCATAAGGATCTTTTAATGCAATACCTCTCGTTGTTTTAGAAACATTCTTTTCACCAAACTGTTGAATACAAGCACGAGCTGTAAGTTTAAATTTTCTAAATACTGTATCTACTTTTCCTTTATTGTTTTCTGAAATATAAACTTCACCAATATGTCTTGTTGAAAATCTTACTATGTCTTCTTCATCTTCTTCAATGTACATTGCTGCTGTACCGAAAGTAATTAGATCGTGATACAGTTCAAATATTTCTTGTTGAAAATTAGATCTGTTAAATGCTTCATACATTTTATCAGTGGCATCTTGCAGCCATTCATTCGCTGCATCTTCATCTACTAAATCTATATTTTTAAATTTTAATGAGAACCATGGTGTTGCAGGGTTAGTTAGCATACCATGAAGTGATGCAGATAATAACTCCACTGCATGTAATGGTGATGAATCAAATATTAATTCAGAACGTTTATCGCCTGGTGATCTTCTTTTAGTTACATCTGCTTTTCTTGGCATCATGTAATCTGATACTTCTTGCCAATGCGATTCCCACGTTTGTCTTTGTGTTACTAATTTTCCAAATCTCTTTAAGAGATCTTTTACTAAATCTGTTTCACCCATTTTATCCTAACAAAGTTGGTGTGCCTAAAGTTGCACCTTCTGAAACGCCTGAAGCTCCAGTTAATATTGTAGCTGATCTTCCACGTCTTCTTCTTTTTAATCCTGTAGCGTCAGTTGCTGTAGCTTGAGATACTTCTGCAGTTGTTGGTGCTGATACTGTTGCTGCTACTGGAGCAGGCTGTGGTGCAGGAGCAGATGGAGCTTTAAAAGGATTTGGTATTGGACCACCCATATTACATTCCTAATAAAGTTTTTTTCTCTGTCGTTGCTTCTTCAACTAATGGAGATGTTAATATTGTACTTGCTCTACCTTTACGTTTTCTTTGAATTTCATCTTGCTCAGCTTTTATTCTTGCCTGTTCTTCTTCTGACAATTTAGTAGAAGGTGGTTCTGGCAATGGTTGCACTGGTGGCAACGATGGCATTTTCGGTGATAAGAATCCCATATTTATATAATCCTATAATCACTATCTGCTACACTTTGCGGTGCAGATTGTCTAGTATTTATTTCTTGGATTCCAACCGCAAGGTAACGCATAGCATCACAAGCGTGTGAACTCCAATCATGTACAGGCTTAGATCTAAACATTCTGTTTTTATCTATAAACTTCCTATGGTAGTGTCTTAACGCATCTATTAGTTTTTTGCAACTATCTGTATCAATCCAACATCTAGGCAATAGCATTGTGGTAGCATGGATTCCATCTTCAAAAGGAATCTTAGGAACTACTTTAAAATTAACACCTAGTTGATAAGCAACCTCACGTCTTGTTTTACCATTACTAAAATCAGTAACTTCAATATCATGGGGTGCAAAATGATCTTTATAAACATAATCTTTGCTTTGTAGCATTTGAATATAATGCGGTAACCCTTGACCACGTTCTTCGTAGTAATCAATAATGTTTATAGCTCTACCCATTTGTTGAAAGAATATAACTGCTGAATGATCTGACACACCTAAATCCCACGCAGTAGAAACAGGAAGACTTGGATCATAAGGCACTCTTGTTAACTGCCTAGCATCTTCCATCTTAGTAACTACATCTCCATAAACAGCACCTTCTATATTTGCAATCCAATCGCATTCAAACTCTTGTTGGTATTTCTTTTCACCCATTACTTTTTTTGCAGCGATTAATTCGGCGTCATCTACTATTTTAGTTTCAGATGCTTTGGCTTTATAATGAAACCACTCTTGATCACCTTGTGCATGCTGAAACAATTCATAGAAGTTATTATTAGTTCCTTGTGGTGTACCAATAAACACGCACCATCCTTTTCTATCTGACAATGCTGGTCTTATAATTTCTGTAAATAACTTACCTTGTATGTTTGCATACTCATCAATAACGCAACCATCTAAATAGATACCTCGTAATCCATCTGAGTTCTCTGAACCTAACAATGTTATTCTAGATCCATTAGGTAAATCACAACGTAATTCTGTTTCATTGAATTTAACACCTGGTATTAATGATGTGTATTGTTTCATATAATCCCATGCAATTGATTTAGCTTGTTTGAATGTTGGTGCTATATAAGCGAACCTAGGATTGCTATTAGTTGATCTTAGTGCTGACATTAATAGATGATTAATCATACATACTGTTTTGCCAAATCTTCTATGGCAGACTAACACAGACCATCTTTTCTTCATTAGTTTAAAATGAAGTCTTGTTTGTTCTCTTCTTGGTAAATATGGAATTTTATATTCTGAGTTATTTGATTTAATAATTGTTTCTGTAATTGGTGTTAGCATTAGTGTATGGATTTAGATTTAGCATCATTTATGATTGCATTCTCAATATTCAATAACATCATTAACCAAGAACTAAATATTGCCGAATGTTCCTTATTTTGGAATCCTGTGAACTTAACAGTTATGGAATTATCCTTTTCTATAAATACAACTGCTTTTACATTGGAATTGTAAAAGTCATCATCATCTTGGTGCATAATATTGTTCATATACTATAGGT